TCAACAACGCCCGCAGGGGCGCTGCATAGGAGCCTGAAGTTGACCACACGTCTACAAAGACGCGCGACAAGAAACTCACGGGAGTATGAACACCCCGAACTTCAGCCTTCAGCTGTAAACCAAGCGTGCCAGCAACTCGGACAAGATCACCTAAGCCCTTACTGCCGACAACCGCGCCTGTCATAAGCGAATCATCACCATAAAACATGCCTGCGTGGTGAAACGCAAACAATGCATCAAAACCAAGCTCTCGCAACGTTGCAAACGTCACAAACGCATTGATCATGGTATTCCCATCTGTGGTGAGTGGTGATCCACTTAACCGACTGCATCCCGGCTCGTAGCGGATGCCTGACTTGGTAAACGCCTTAGCGTCGAATTCGGATTTTAACAACTTGCGTAACTCATCCAGGTAACAGGGTGCTGCCCAGCGCAGATAGGCAGCATGTTCGATGTTCTCCCGCACCCAGCGTGTTTGTGTCCCATCAAAGCGCGAGTAATCGCCTTCCACTAACGTAGCATTCTCAGCAGCCAAAGCACACAACCGGTCCCCAATTGATTGAGGTGTGAGACCGGGAGCATACCACTGTATCCCCATCAACACGTCATATTTAAAAGCAATCGTATAAGCAGACAGGACAAGAGTGTGCATTGTTGGCACTGTGGAAATATTCCGTGGGTCATTTGGAACATTATATGCCTCCCGTTTCTGGAAGGATTGTACCACAAACTTCTCGTCCACATCCATCATACGCCTACTTGAACGCAGTCGCTGAGTCGGTCGGTCTTGTCGTTCGACAATGTCACTAGTAGTGAAAGGTTGCCCCTGGTGGGCCACTGGAACTAACAATTGGACAAACTCATCTGCGTACTTGCCAAAACGTGCTGGTGGGTCTCCGGTCTTTCTCACACCGGAGTTGGCCATCATTAAGCTAGCAGCTTTGCGCTGTGGTTCAGCGATCCGTTTTTCAAGACACATCCGCTCGTTGTTTTCACACTCCGTCGGATAAACTGCCTCCTCGCTAAGCGGTCCAGGTGCGAACCTCCGTGCATACTTCTTCCCATCCTCCACGATGTTCGGTCCAGCGCAGGTATAATGCTGGGCAAACGTTGCTGGAGCCGCGATGTGAGCAGTGACCTGGCGATTGACATGGCGCAGGAAATCAC